AGTGATGTTGTGACTCCTGCAGAAGCTAAAGATAGAGACGATAAGAGGATTACACAATCTGTTTGGAAACTATTAGATGAAGCAGATATAATAATTGCTCACAATGGAGATAAGTTTGATTTAAGAAAATTAAAAGCAAGGTTTATTGCTAACGGTATGATTCCACCTATGCCGTATAAAACAATAGACACACTTAAAGTAGCAAGAAAAGAGTTTGCATTTAGTTCTAATAAGCAAGATTACATTACTAAGTTCTTAGGATTAGAAGAAAAGCTAGATACAAATTTTCAGCTATGGTTAGACTGTATGAATGGAGACGAAGAAGCTTTAGAGAAAATGGAAAGATATAATAAAACAGATGTAGTTGGTTTAGAAGAAATGTATCTTAAGCTTAGACCTTATATTAAGAACCATCCTAACATAGCTATAATGATGGATGAAAATGTTTGTTCTGTTTGTGGTGGAGACTCTTTAGTAGAGACTGGTAAGTCATACCATACTGGAGCAAGTAAATATGATATATTTTATTGCGAAGGTTGTACGTCTCCACACATTAGAGGTAAGAGTAGTACGCTGCAAACAAATATAAATGTTAGATCTTCTTCTTGACTTTAATACTAAAATCGCTTATATTGTATTATAGATGATTAATCGTGTAATAAATAAGATTAGTCATTCTATATATAAAGATATAGAAGAATTCAAGAGGTACAATCCTAATACTGACGCTAAGTATAATTGGAGGGATGGTACCGAAGGTAACTGGGTAGTTTCAGACGATGGTCAAGTTTGTCAAGTTCTGAAGCGAGGGAAGCTAAAAGCATCTAGGTCTGATAAGGTTATAAAAAACTATATCAGGGTACCTCTTGGAACTTTTGTGTGTACAGATAAAACTAAAATGGAGGGTGATCCTAGGAAAAACCTTTATTCGTTTGGCTTGGCTAATACTAATGCTTATAAACATAAGATTGAAAAAAAAGAAACTACACAAAGAGAGTTTCTATTTGCTCAGTTTGTTGCAAAGGGCACTGATTTAGTAGATGCTTTTTTAAAAGCATACCCTACTGAAAATAGGAAGTACGCTGAAGGCCAAGCTAAGATTTTATTAAAAGCAAAAAGGATACAAAGATTGATTAGGGAAGAAATAGATAAGGTTTTAGTTGATGCAGACATTACACCTCTGTATTTATTAGAACAAATGAAGTCAGTAGTAGACAATCAAAGCTCTAACGACAGAGATAAGATACAAGCTATTAAAACATTAATGCAAATAACTGGAATGATGGATACTGAGAAAAGAACAGAGTCAGTAGCTGTATTTCAAGGCTTTACAAAGGAACAATTAGATGCCATTGGCTCGGGAAAAGTTAAGCAAATTGCAAGCGCTGAAAGAGAAGTTGACGTCAAGTAGCTGCAAACTTTGTGGGAATAGTTTATTTCCAAAATCTTACATAATACATAACTTAGAAAATAAAAAATATTACGTTGAATGTTTTACTTGCTTAACAGTCTACACTCATAAACTAAAAATAAAGCACGTTGGTATGCCAGAAGTTCATGGAGTAAGTTAATTTACTATAACACTATTAAAAGTAAAGGGAAATAATGAAGAAAGTTGTTTTTGAATTAGAGTTAGAAGTTCATAAGGATTTAGATATTAAAGTTTTTGAAGAGTATCTTTATCACTATCTATTTAATAAAGAAGCTATTGATGACTTAACGGCTTCTGTGATTGGAGAAAAAGAATACCCAAATCATTTTGGTGCAACTTTTAAAAAGTTTGAATTAAAAAAAACAGCTACTAAGAAGAAAAAATGAAGTTAGCTGTATACGGAACACTTAGAGCTGGTTCTAATAAAACTGGAGTTATTAAAAACTCTTCACTAGTATACCCAGGGCATGAAAGCTTTCCAGCGGTTATACACAATAAAAAAGGCTCTGGAACTGTAGTAGAAGTACATGATGTATCAGAAGAAGACTTAGTAAGATATGATATGTATGAAGGAGTAAGTTCTGGTTTATATAGAAGAGTTAAGACTAAAGTAAATATGGATGACGGATCAAAAGAAAAAGTTTGGCTTTATGTAGCAGGAGATGAGTTGCTGCAACGAAGTAATATGTTTAGAGTAATTCAAAGCGGAGATTGGTACAATAGATAATTTTAATATAAACTCAAACAATCTTTCAGAAAAAGAAAGAGTGTTAAACATAGTATCAAAAGACTTAGTTGCTTTTGGTCAACTGTTTTTACCAGACGATTTTATGAAATCATCTCCAGCTCCATTTCATTATGAAGTTGGAAATAAATTACTAGATAGAAGTCTTAGAAAGCTGTGCGTTGTTTTACCTAGAGGTCATTCTAAGTCAACAATGGCTAAGGCTGCTTTACTCCATAGAATTTATTTTAATCCACAAGGAAAAAAAGAGTTTGCTGCTTGGGTATCAGAAGAACAAGGGCAAGCTGTTGACCATTTAAAATATATAAAAAATCATATTGAATACAACAATGCTCTTAATTATTATTTTGGAGATATGGTTGGAGCAAAATGGACTGAAAAAGAAATTACTACCAGCCGTGGTGACAGAATTATAGCAAAGGGTACTAGCCAAAGATTGCGTGGTAGGTCTGAACTTGGCACTAGATATACAAATATTATTTTAGATGACTTTGAATCTGAGTTAAATACAAAAACTCCAGACAGAAGAAGAGAGATTAAAGAATGGTTGATGTCAACTGTCTATCCATCTTTAGAAGAATCAAAGGGCAACGAGGGATCCATCTGGTTAATTGGCACTATCGTACATTACGATTCAGCATTACAGGCTATATACGATGGATACCTTGAAGCTCAAGATAAAAATACTAAGTATACTTGGGATGTAATTTTTCATAGAGTCTTAGAAGATGGAAAGCCTTTATGGGGTTCTTACTTTAGCAAAAGCAAAATAAATGAAATACGAAAAGATTATGAAAACGTAGGACAGCTTCACAAGTTTGCTCAAGAGTATATGAATGATGCTAGGGACTTAGCTACTGCTAAATTTAAAATAGATAAGCTACAGCATCACGACTATCAAGTAGTATCTGGAAACAATCAAATTTATTTAAAAGATAACAGTACAATCATTCCAGTTAATATATACATTGGTGTTGACCTAGCCTATGAGTCAAATGCTAACAATGATTATCAGGTTATTATGGTTACTGCTGTAGATAGTGAAAAAAATTATTATATAATAGATTACTATCGTGAGCACTTACCTCTTTATGAAATGCCACAAAAGATTTTTGAGTATGCAAAAATGTATTCTCCAGTTAGAAGAGTTAATGTTGAGCACGTAGGAGCCCAGGGAATAATAAAAGATGCAGTTAATAAGATGGGTGGCTTTGATAGAAAAATGGCTCCTGGAATTGCAAGAGGAGTTAGACCTCCTAACGGAATAAAAAAAGAAGATAGATTAGAATCTTTGCTTTGTCCTATAGTAAATAGAGGAAAATTATTTCATAGAAAAATTCATCAGGAGATAGTAGATGAGATGTTTCATTTTCCAAAAGGAAAGAACGATGACCTTCTAGATGGTCTTTGGTATTCAATAACTAATGCAAGATCACCTTTAAGTAGTAAGTTTGAATCTGACGACTTTACTGCAGAAAGTAAAGAAGAATACAAGAAATCTAAGAAATCTGTGATAAGAAGTTGGATTACTGGACAAAGATTATAAAAAACTCTTGACAAATAGTACTATTTCGCTTATATTATATATATAGATCTTAAAGGAGCCTTAATATTAACTACGTAGAAACTTTTGCTGAGCACGAAGAAGCTCAGAATAATAGAGATTTATGGAGGCGGTACAGAGACGCTAGAGCTAACTGGGAAACAGAAGCTAGAGATGCCATTGATTTTTCTTTAGGCAATCACTACTCTACAGAAGAATCAGAAATTCTTCAAGCAGTTGGTCAAGGCGATTTTATTATAGACAGAGTCTATGCCGCTGTAGATAAATTAAAATCTTTATTAACTTCTAGAAATCCAAAATTCTCTGCAGTTGCAAGAGAGGATTCTGACTATAAAATGTCTAACGTATGGCGTACTATACTTGAGTACGTCTGGGATATTTCTAATTGTAATACCCATTTTAAACAAGTAGTACATGATTACTCTACTACTGGACTAGGATATTTTTATGTTTATGTTGACCCAGAATCAGATTATGGCAGAGGTGATGTTAAGATTACAAGTATTAATCCATTCCGTGTGTACGTTGATCCAGCTTCTAGGGATAGATTCTATGCGGATGCTTCTCATATTTTATTATCTACAATTCTTAGTAGAAGCCAAATTCTTGGGTTATATCCACAGCTAGAAGAAATAATTGATAATATAGATAGTTCAACAGATGAAGAAGATTATCCTTCGTCTACAAAAAAGAACTCATCTTCTTCTTTTACTCCAGACGTAGTTAAGGATTATGATAGAGGTGGGTACGAAAAATATAGAATTGTTGAGCGATTTGAAAAAATAAAAGTTCCATATTACAGATTATTTAATAAAGAGACTCAAGAAGAAAAAATAGTTGATTTAGAATCATTTAATAACATTCTATCTGAAAACTCTCATTTGATAGAATCGGGACTGGTAGAGGCTGTCGAAGTTCTGCAGACACGTATTCGCCATGTAGCTACAGTCGGTCAAGTTCTCCTTTATGAACAAGTTCTCAATACCGACGTTTATCCTATTGTACCAGTCCCAAATATTTGGACAAACACACCTTACCCTAAATCAGATGTTACAAAGGTTAAAGATTCTCAAAGATTAATTAATAAATTATTTTCTTTGACTCTTAGCCATGCCCAATCATCTGCTGGTTTAAAACTTTTAGTTCCAGAGGGTAGTGTTGACGATATAGGTCAACTAGAGAGAGACTGGGCAAATCCTAATGCTGTTATTGAGTACAATCCAGAGTTTGGAGAACCTCATTATCCAGCACCACAACCACTTGCATCTGAGTTTTACGCTTTGATAAGCAGAGTAGAAACATATATTGATTTAAATTTTGGTATATCTGAATTAATGCAAGGATTTAAAAGAGGAGCTGCTGATACAGCTAGAGGAACATACTTACTTCAAGAAATGGGAGAAACTAGAGGTAGGTCAAAGCTTAAAGATATAGAGGGAAGCCTAGATGTTCTTGGAAAAGTTACATATAACTTTTGCAAAGGACACTATGGATTTAAAAAGACTTTTAGAATAGTGCAACCAAACAATGATTTAACTGAATTTACCATTAACAATAAAATGTATGATGATAAGACGAATGAGTTAATGAGTATTGACAATGATATATCATTAGGTCAGCACGATATTCGGATAGTATCAGGTTCAACGCTACCATCAAATAGGATGGCTGAGTACAATATGTATTTAGACGCGTATAAGTTGGGCTTGGTAGATGATGTCGAGGTATTAAAGAAAACTGATATCTATGACAAAGAAGGTGTTCTGCAAAGGAAAGGTGCGATGAGTCAAATGCAATCGTACATAGGACAACTTGAAAAAGAGGTTAAAAACCTACGTGGTGATTTACAAACTTCTGAGCGCGAAATGATTAACGCTAGGAAGCAAACCATCACGCAGAAATTTAAAAGCGGACTTGATTCAGTTCTTAGTGAAGTGAAAGACAAGGAAAGAAAAAATCTCAATAAGTTGGAAAATGTAATTGATAAAGCTGATTTGCAAG